ATGGCACTGACATCCGAACAGCGCGCTGAAATCGAAGCGCAGCGCAGCGAACCCCAGCTTACGTCCCGTCCGACTGTGGCGGCGATGGAAAATCTGCTTTTCACGCCTTTCGAGGTGCTGGATCATGGTTTCCTGCGCGTGGTCGATTATATGGGCGACGATGGCGCGGTCGTGCAGGCTGCGCGCGTGTCCTATGGCCGCGGGACGAAGAAGGTCTCCGAAGATGCGGGTCTGATCCGCTATCTGATGCGTCACCGTCATTCGACGCCGTTCGAGATGTGCGAGATCAAATTCCACGTAAAGCTGCCCGTGTTCGTCGCGCGGCAGTGGATTCGTCACCGTATGGCGAGCGTGAACGAATATTCGGCGCGCTATTCCATTCTGGACCGGGAGTTTTACCTTCCAGCACCCGATCAGGTGGCGACGCAGAGCAGTTCGAACCGGCAGGGACGCAGCGATGCACTGGATGCCGAGACAGCGCATGAGGTTCTGGAGATCCTGCGTCGGGATGCCAGCCAGTGTTACGACGATTATGAGAGCCTCCTGAACCCTGAAGGCACAGGACTGGCGCGTGAGCTTGCACGGATCAATCTGACCCTGAACACCTATACGCAGTGGTACTGGAAGATTGATCTGCACAATCTGATGCATTTCTTGGCACTGCGCGCTGATCCGCATGCGCAGTACGAGATCCGTGTCTATGCGGAAAAGATGATTGAAATTCTCAAGGCCTGGGTGCCCGCGACGTCTGCGGCGTTCGAGGAATACCGCCTTGGTGCCTTTACGCTCTCGGCAGGCATGCTGAAGGTTGTGCGGCGGCGTCTGGCGGGTGAAACCGTCACGCAGGAAAATTCCGGCCTGACCAAGCGGGAATGGTCTGAAATGGCGGCGGTTCTGGATGCTCAATCCTGAACCCAGCCCCGGCTTTGCATCTGCCGGGAAGGATTCCGCCGAAAGCGATCTTGAACGGCTGATGAGCGCGGCACGGGAGGCGCAGGCTGAAAGCCCTGTGGAAGACGCTCCTGTAAAGTCACCCAATCTTCTTGTCTGGGCCGGGGTGGCGGGCTCTCTTGTCCTGATATCTGTTGCCATTCACTTTTTCTGGCCAGCTTCATAAAATATTCAATTCAGTAAACGATAAGTAAAATTAGAGATTATTTGATTTTTTATTTCGTGAGCTGTTATGAGAGATTCGGTGTGGATTCGTGTGAATTTTATCACACTTATCTCGAGGCTTTTTACGAACAGACTTATCCACAGGGTATTGCCGTCTGTTTGAAGTGCTCCGATTCGTAGAATCGAGCGCGAAAATGTTCTTAAGATGCTGATTAAACGCGATAATTTTAGAGTGGTGTCTCAAGGTTAATCAGGATTTGGCATCAGGCCTGTCAAGAAAATTTTTGGAATACCCACATTTCACCCTCTGTGGGTGCGATACTTGTGCATTACTGGTATCATGTGCGAATTCTGATTTTGCGGCAAAAATACGTAGGCAGTATATGCCCTGAACGGCGTTGACCGTCCCGTTGGTTGCTGTCGCCATGCTTTTTGGAAAAAGCTGGTGCCGGGTGAGGGATTTGAACCCCCGACCTTCGGTTTACAAATAGGACGCATTACGAAAAAAACCAGTAATATGCTGGATATTTTCAATGACAAGTTGTGCTGTGCTTTTTCTGTGCTACTTGGGCGCATTGCGAATCGCAAATGACCATCCACAGGAAAGTCCGAGCCTTGCGACTCGGACTTTCCTTCGCGGGTGAGATTACCTTAATGGGCTGAATGAGTGTTGTTTCCTTAAAATGTTATGGCTGCTCACTCGTTTCAGATGGCTTGGTGGGGGGTTGAACAAGTTTCCACACGAGATAACCCCGCGTTGTGATCTGGGTATCTATGCTGGGACTATACGGACCGCTCAAAACCGATGGAGGCGTAAGCCCGTGATATTTTATACACCCTAGTTCCATCAGGCGTTGGCATGAGTCCGCCAATATCAACTCATTGGCATCGTCGGCTTGCCCGATCCTTCTCTCGAACTCGATCCGGAGACCAAAGTGATTAACCTTCGCGTGGCTCTCTTTGGTCTCTTTGCAGCCGTACATGTCGAGAACCAGAGCATCAACGGGATCAAGCTGTTTGATGATCTTGATGACTGAGCTGGTGATACCGGTATCTTTTTGAACCAGCATCCTAGCGATCAAGGCACTCCAGAGCTTTTGCAGTTCCTCGCGATCTTCTTCCATCGCGGGCTCCAGAACCTGTTTGGCGGCTGTTGTGGAAACCTCTTCAAGCCGCTTTTGCCCCTCGATCATTTCTTCAGCCATAGCGAGTTCGTGTCGAAGGTTTCTCTTTCTTCGCCGGCGCATAATCGGATCGGTCCATACTAACCTGACCGTTTCATAAACAGCTTCTCCAAGGCCAGGTATTGCTTTCACGACATGGCCTAAAGCGTGAGTCGCTTGTTCTAGATCGGTGCTAAGAGGTGTCAGGTCGTTCATATGGTCCTCCATGAAGGATCATATCAAAAAGAAGCCCCGACTTGACGATAGGGGCTTCTTTTTTTGGAGACCTAACTTCTGCTCAATATTCGGTGTTGAGCATGATCACCCGGTTCTCTCCATCATCAACCCGATAGAGCTTGATCTCCTTCACGGGCATATCCGTATAGAGAACCTTCTGGCTCGTAAGCGTGACGGGCTCGCCTCCCTCTTTTCCTCCGTCAGTGCATGTCGCTATTGCGGTGTTGTCCTCGTATTTGCGGATGGTCCATGTCTGAAACTCCTCGGCTTTGACCTTTGTGTTCAGTTGGTGGCTACCGATCAGGTCAATGATCCACGAGCAGCCATTCTCTGCGATGAACTTTGCTCCGTCTGTCAGAAGTACTCCGGTTGGCAAACGCCACCATGTCGTCGATCCAGTGAACTGTCGGAGATCGGATTGTGTGAAGCTCATGCTATGCCCTCTTCAATGACGATTAGTTCTTGAAGGTCAGACAGTTCACGCTTGCGCTGTTCATACTCCCAAGGGGTAAGACAAAGTTCCTCGGTATGAATGATGGAATCATCAACGGGGGAAAGTGTTTCAAGAACTGCAAACAACATAAACTGTCTCCTTCGAGTAGTTTATTGCGAAGTTCTGAAAGTATTCCTATCGAAGACTTTGAGATTTATGGTTATTTATTAGTTGGCTATAGAATAAAATGAAGTGATGCTTTTGGTTATATCTGACTAGTTTACTGGTTCTGGTCTTCCTCATTTAACATATATTCTGCATTTCTTAGAGAAATCCCATTTAGTCACAAAAAAAGGCGCCGAAGCGCCTTTCTGTTATTGCTCTTTCGGGGATCAAGCAGAGGTGTGAAACGTGGCCTGTATCCCAAGTGCTCTCATGATGCCCATGAGGCTCGACAAACTGGGGTTCCCCTTATCGGAGAGGGCCTTGTAAAGAGCCGGGCGGCTGATACCAGCCTTGTTGGCTGTCTCGGACATTCCTCGTGCTTTAGCGATGACGGAGAGCGCGTGAGTGATCGCCGGGATATTACCGTCTTCCCATGCCATGTTGAGCAGTTCCTCTTGAACGAGAGGGTCTTGTGCTGCTTCAACACTGTTAAAGGTCTGTAGCTCTGAAACCTTCATCATTCCTCTAACTCCTGCGCCATCTGCTTCGCTGTCTCGATGTCCTTGCTTTGTGTCCTCTTAGTGCCTCCGCCGAGAACAACGACAAGGACCGCACCGCGCTGCACAAAGTATATCCTGTAACCCGGCCCATAATGTATGCGGCTTTCGGAAACACCCATTCCGCACGCCTTAACATCGCCAAATGAGCCGCCTTCCATCTGGATCAATCGGGCTCTGATTTTGGCAGCCCCTCGGCTATCCTTCAGCCCGTTAAGCCAACGTATAAAAAGAGGGCTTAGTTTGATTTCCATGTGTAAACTTTAGTAGACAGTGGGGGTTGCGTCAACCGAAAAGGTGGGAGGCGGATGGGAAGGCTAGTCGCCTTCCTCGACCTCAAACACCACCACGTCATCTTCGATTCGGTGCTCAACTTCTCCGCTGAGTAACTGGTGCGCTGCATCCTCGGGGATGCCGTATGCCTTTGCTAGAACCTGTCGCATCCCTGCACGGTCTTCCTCGAACGCGTATCCGTTCTTCGCCCAGGCGATTATCCCCGGCGTGTAGGCCGCTGCACTCGATCCGAGCCTGTATGTCTTCTTCGCCATGTCCCACCTCACAAAAAAGGGGAGCCTGCGCTCCCCGGTTGTTTCTCAGTGACCGCGACCAGTGCGGGCCTGTGCGCCTATGCGGGGTGTTTCCGGCTTTGCAGCTACAACCTCTTCCTCTTTGCGCTTGCGTTCGCTTGTTGCCAGCAGGGGCTTGTCGAGTTCCCCGGCCTTCGCTGCTACGATCAGCAGTTCAAGCACTGCCTTAACGTCATCTAACTTGGGACCGGTCTTAATAGCTGCTCCGCCTTCGGAAAGCTGGATCTTCTTCGAGCCGTATCGGGGAGAAACAAAGTAGGCGTTGTTGCCTTTCTCCCACCACGTCGCAAATCTCACAGACTTCTCGAACTTGTTGGTCTCGCCTGTTGCTTCGTCCTTCTCACGGCGTTCACGCATCAGATTGAAGGGCTTGCCTTCGACCTCTGCCTGTAGTGCCCGCAACTGCACTTCGACGCCTTCAACGAACCGCTTGCGGACGTGTGGTGCCCGATCATTCTCGGCGTCAACTTCTTTAACGAACTGTAGCTTGCTAAGAGCGGTCATTGTAAGTGTTCTCTGCTTTTTGGCTTTGCGTTATTGCTTGCCTACATCGCTAATATGTTTCCTTTCTGAATACCTTCCTATGTCAAAGATAGGCTTTTCTTATACTCTTTGGATATTGACGCGGAAAAGAAAAGACAAACCTACCTGATGGGCAAGTCTAGTATTGTCCTTATATTACTTGAATGTAGTGTGCTACTTGAGGGAAGCCAGAACCAACGGACTAGCCACACCGAGGACTTCTGCTGAATACAGAGAGCCCCTGAGAGCGTTATACAGTGCGGTCTAGGTCTTCTCGCTACACATTGTAGCCCAGATACTAAATGGCTCTGTACGACGCTCTATGAGGTTTGGGCGAGGTACCTCAATAGCTCACTGCGCTCGCCCTGAGGACCGAGTGCAAGTTGCGGAGTTTCAGACAGCAGGCCGACCTGCATAATCGGTGCGTTGACGTGGAAGACCAACACGTCTCCGCTTTTCATCCTGAAGGTGAACTCCAAGAAGTAAGTCGTGCTGTTGCTGCCTTGTGAAAGGGTAAAACTAACAACGGTTCCGGCTGCCGACGCCGGGCCGATGACTAGGCAGTTATCGCTAGACGCATCGCCGATGTTTCGTATCGAGCAACTGACCAGAGTGTCAGACGCCGATATAAGGTTTCGGATATCGAGAGAGTATGTGATCGAGGAGGACTGATCACGGCTCGCTAGATAAATGGCTTGCTGATCGAGGGCAGGATACCTTGCTATAACAATCTTGCTGTTTGTGAGATTAGACATCGCTTCTCCGTTTTTGTTTCAGTAGTTTTAGTTTGCAGATGGTGCGCTTGGGAGTGTTTTAGACTTTGTGTCCGTCCCATTATCGATTGCCATCAGTGCCTTTAAGTACGTTACCCACGCATCCGGCGTGGCCTCATTCAGCATCGTATAGTTGTTCTGCACGTATGTTCTTGCATCCGCCAGGGCAGTTTGTGCTTGATCGGAGAGAGGGGCAACGTAAACCGGTGCTGTGTAATCCACCACCCTCTTGCCCTTGACACCTTTTCCCACAGGCAGACGGAATGTTGGATCATTCCACTGAGCTTCTGTTAATGGAATCATGTTTGAGGCATCTGGTACATTGTCCAAAGACCCCATATCGCCCGTATCATACCATCCTGTTACGATAGTCGGCTGCGTAGCTGTCGTATCATACGAGGCATAATATCTTGCTGGATAATCTGCTGTTGTTTTTGTCATATCAATCTCCTTACTTTGGTCCAAAAGCTACTACTGAGAACTGAGTAGCACCTCTATTTACCACTCGGATTGTGAAACCCGAGGCATCCCAGTTATATGCTGCAAAATCGACGTCAATATCTTGGGCCGGTGTGATAAGGATTGCTACTGGTGCTGATCCAAATGCTTGCGGAAAGTTTACGCGCATATTGTCAGTTGCATTAACTTGGAATGGCTCCATTCTATTACCATAAGCAAAGTTCCAGATGTTTCCCGAGGAACCGAAATCACCTTGGTAAGAGCTCCACGGAACATAGTTGGCATTAACCCAGTTCGTTGTTCCATAACCCTGACTATTGACCCATGACTGAACATCATTGGCTTTTTGATTGGCTACGTTATGGGCGAAAGCTGTTGTGGCTATGTGTGTTCCATTATCTTCATTGCCGTGTGTCTGGTACCATGCTTCGCCACCTACACTTAGATTTCCATTGACCAAAACCCCGGCATTAAAAGCTACTGTTCCGTTATAGGAACCAATAGTATTCGTGTAGAGCCAGTTGCCCTGACCTACCCTGACATCACCATTCACGATTGCAGCGCCGTTGATGGTGGCCTGACCGGAAGTGATATTTCCACCTAGGTTCAGAGAGCCGTCAGGATTGAATATCGCAAAATGATCCGAGCCGTTGTTGGTATGGATTACAACATTTCCCTGATTTGTATCCTGATATACCGACGAGTTTCCGCCGTTGTTGAATGCAAGTGTCTTTAGAAAAGCACCTTGGAATGTCGGCGTTGAACTTGTTTGGAGTGTTTGGTTCGTAATCGTTCCGACGTAGTTGTGAACAAACGAGGTAGATGCTGCATTTTTAGAGTTATCGGATGTTGAAACAGTGGGAACCTGCAACCCTGTGCCGACTGACACGATGCCAGAGTTTCTGCTTATCGTGAGGGGTGTCGATAAGAGGGTATTGCTGTCCGAGTAAGCAGAAATAACCAGATCACCACCGGCGTTGTTGCCTGTCTCTGCTGCATTGCTTTTTCCGATGGTCCAGCGATTTTTGCCGCTATTGCTCAGGTAGATGGTTGCCCAGTCAGACCCATTATCAATGATGGATAGGTTAGACGTCAGGTTGGGGGTCGTTAGTGCTCCAGCGGTTATCTTGCCGCTTACGGAGAGAGGGCATGAAAAAATAGCGCTTGCGGCTTGGAAGTTCAGGGATGCCTGACCAGTAGCAGATGCTGAACCACCGCTTGCAGAAATGCGAGCGTCAAAGTCATGATTAACACCGAAGGAATGGAAATCCAGATAGGTGGTATTGTTCTGACCGTTAGTGGTATCGCCTAGTTCTATACCCATTGTGCCGCCCGACGACGCGCCGACACTCAACGCCTTACCGATAGTAGCCTGACCAGTAGTCGTTATGTCGTTCGCTGTTAGGGAGCCTGAAACGGCTAGAGGAGAATAAAGGGTGGAACTGGCGGGAGCGAGAGACAGAACTCTTGAAGCCATATCGCCGGTAGTGGAACTGTCTCTGAACATGAAATGACCACTGAAGTCAGTGAACGTCATTATATTGCCAGTACCCTGACTCCATGTTGTCGCGTCTGTTCGGTAAATGTCGTTATCCAAGGAGATTGAATGATAATAATGATCCCCTGCGTTCGAGATCACATGAGCGCTGGTTGAACTATCCTGCTGGAGCGAGATGCCGCCGATTGTCGCAGATTGATCGACCTTCAATGAACCGGATATCTCGCCACCGATGAGGGGCAGGTATTGTCCCTGAACCCAGTTCTGTTCAGCGAGATAGTGCCATGTCCCGGAACTGTCCTGTGCAGAGGTTGTGCCAGCAACATGATTGAAACCTATTTTGCGAATACCGTAGGTGTTGTCGTCTTCTTGCTGGAATACAAAGCCGCCTAGTTGCGTCTGATCGACCTGCGCGATCAACTCCGAACCTGTCCAGCCGATATAAACCTTGTTATTAGCCATCCAGTCACCACCGCCCTGCTGAACTGGCGTAAAGCCGACTGTCGCTTGCATGGCCTTCTGGTTCACATAATCTACGGTAGCGATCTGGTTAGCTGGCGCGGATGAACCCGGCTGCGATGTCAGAGGAGTGCCTGTTAGTGTCGGACTGTTCAGAGGCGCAAATGTCTTGTTCAACAAGTTGCTGATCTGGCCAGATGAGTTGTCGGGATTGACGCCATGTGACGTTAGGATTGCATTTAGCTCACTAACGATAGTGTTCATATCCGTGGTGGTAAGTTTTGTTCCCTGTTGTCCGATAGCCGGATTAGGGTCCTGATATGTTTTATTGAACATCAAATAACCTCTTAAAAATGAATATATTCAATCGTATTTAATGGTTTCCTTATTACGCGAAGTTTGGATTGTAGTAAAAATATGCTTTGCACATTGCAGGAACTAGGTCTGAGAACTCGCATTCAAGAAAAGCAATGTTCGGGTTGTCTGTGCTCACGAATGTAACGGCATAGACTTGGCTTTCGTCGTCCATCGTTCCAACGTCGTCACCGAAACGGTAAACACCCGGAACGATACCCCCATACTCAACTACCTTGATCGTGAAGCCCATTGCTCGTGCATGGTTGACGTAGAAGTCTTTCGAGATGCTGCCCGTCATCGTTAAGCGAGCAACGATCTGACCTCTGCGTTCATCATCACTGGAGTCTGCTGTTACGCACTTACTCGGCAGACCTACTGCCGTTTCCCACACGTCTATGAAGTTTGTTGTCGTCGCAGGGAAGAGATCAACAAGGAGATCACAGGCCGCATCATCGAACCTCTGTTTCTCTTGGTTCAAACCCTCAACGAACTTTGACATATTACTGCCGGGATTTTTGTTCCAAGCATCGCCATTAGGAAGAAGGTTCTTTGCAGCATTGATGTAGTCGGCTGCCTGTGTTCGGGTAATAAGGTTACTCATGGCGCCTCCTTAGTTGTAGGTAATGTTGCCGATGACAGGAAGCTGACCGAGCGTCGTTGTGACGTTCCCGGACGGCGCTGTCAGCGTGAAGTCAGTTGAGCCCGTCACACTGCTGATTGCAGCGATGATTGAGGCTTGCGAAATGACCGAGCCAAGCGGTGATCCCTGATTTTCAAATAAGGTTGTTAGTGAGGTTTTGATCGCACTTTGAATGGACGCCGATGCCGATTTGAGCCCAGACAAGGTGATGTCTGTTGAGACTTTGATCGGGGAGCAAACGAGCAACAACTCGGAGACCGGCTTCTGGGATTGCAGCGCATTAGCGACCGAGAGCTGATCCCCCGTCGCTGTCTGCCAGCGAGTATCGAGCGTTGAAGATCCGTCCGAGCCTTGCGGGAAGCCCTGATACTGGTTTGTACGATCCATCATGACATACAGGACCACTTGCCCTGGCATAACGGGTACGGGGTTAACCCATGCAGCGGTGACACCGGGAACGGCTAGAGCCCAGTCCACATGGTCTTGCGAAGAACCGCCTACGCTTCGGACTTTGAATGCGTCGATTACGCGAACGCGAAGCTGATCATCTGTTTCTAGTGGTGTACCATTTTCAATGGAGTTGGTTAGAGTAACGGAAGCGTTTACGCCCGCAATCGGGCTGATGAGCGAAAGCATTGAACCTGCGCTCGCATTGCCGGATGTGCCTGAAACGGTAGCTGTTATGGGAACACTGTTTCCAACATTGGAAAGAATGTTCGTCGTGTAGATGAAGCCATCGCTTCTTTGCAGGACCGTACCCGCTGGAATGGTCGCGTTCGTTGTGCCCGAGAAAGAAACCGATCCTGTTGCCAGAGCGGCAGACTTTCGCGTGATGCCTTTGAGGGATGCCCATTCCTCAAGATAAACGTCCGTAGCCGTCGCCGGGCTGGCCTGAAGGATCAAATATTGTAGGAATGCCCAAAGGTAGTAGATTTCTTTTGAGTCGGCTCTTGCTATTGTTCGTAGAACTGATTGGTCAGGAAGATTGACGCCTGTACTGTTTACGATGTCCTGTTCCATTCTTTTACGAATGGTTTCAAACGTAGGGTAGGCATATGCCATGGTAATACCTCTTATATTGGATAGAATATTCTCTCCGTATTTAGAGGCGTTTGGATTTATCGGCGTAAAGCAAGCGGGCGTCATATATGCCCGCAGAGGGCATTTAGTGATCCCGGGGCACTGTGTAACAAGCTGGGCGTTAAATGCGCTGTGCGGGCTTCTGAGGGCGTCTTAGGGACGCTATTCACAGGAAAGCCCCGACATTGCTGCCGGGGCCTCTTGTTTTTGGCTTATTCCGATTAGCCGTTGTTTGCACCGCTTGCACTTGTGCCTGCCTGACCCTTCTTCGCAACTGCGCCAGAAGCATCTGTGCCAGCCAAGTTAGGAGTGAAGATCGAAGAATCAACACTGGAAGCAAGAGCAGCGAAGTTGCCAAGGGACCAATCTTCAACAGTCATCTTCGCAATCGCGTTAGGCTGAACAGTGTTGAAATCGTGCCTCATGGAAGCCTTGAAGCTGTAGAGGTCCTGTCCCCAAGAGTGAACAGCACCGCTAGCGTTCGAATACGAACCAACGTCAGTACGGTCGAACTCATAAGAGGTAGCTTCACCGAAGCGCAGGTAGTCACCCTGAACCAAGTAGATATTGGACCCCTTTCCAGAAGTACCAAGATTTGTCGGGATCTGTGTCGTGGTCAAAATGTCCTTTCCGAATAGCTTGCCCGAAGCAAGCTCTTCCTTGAATGGGAACTGGTAGTCGTTAGCGAAGAACATCAGAGCATTCTTGACGTTCGGGTGCATAAGGAATGTCGAACCCTCGGCGTCAATCAACTTACCTTCGAGAGCAGCAATCAACTGAGCAAGGCTCTGGGAGATTGTCGTTACGTTTGTAAGGCCGGTCGTACCGGTCAACGAAGTGAAGGTGTTAGCAGCGGGAACGAGACCTTCAAGACCGATTGGCTTGTTGCCTGATCCGTTATCAAGGCTGTTGATCATAACGCTATCGACCTTAGCGGACATAACGCGACCAATCTGCTTTGCAACCTTAGCGGCAATCTCGAAAGGAGATAGGATATCAACTTCTTTGGTGATCGACGTTACGGCAGCAATCTTTCTCCAACGGAGATATACGCGGTCCCAATCGCCTTCGCTGTATGGGAACTGTTCGCCTTCGTCGATGTAAGCGGCGGTCACGGTGCCTGACTCACGAAGGATGGTCTTCTGACCAAGTGGCATAGATTCTTTCTGAGCAATCTTTACGATTACAGATTCAGGATAAAGCGCCTCAACGTATCCTTCCATTGCCTGTGGGATGATCGGCTCACTGGTAGTAGTGGTTGCCTTGGTCATAATGTTTGCCGCATCGGAAGCCTTAAAGCCGTTCGCCTTTAGCTTTGTTGCAGCATCACGGCCATGCTTCTCGGCAAAAATCTTACCAAGACCGCGATAACCAAACTCTAGTTTTGGATCGAGGCCCGAACCAATATCCTTGTTGATCGAGAAGGTCTTAACCTTGAACTCACCGGACTTCTCATCAGAGTCAGATGAAGCAGGCGAAGAGGTGTCTTCTTCAGCATCCTTTGCTTTCTTCGCATCAAGCTCTTCTGCACGAGCTAGGCGCTCTTCGAGAGTGCGAACGCGGTTCTGTAGATCCTCATATTCTTTCTCGGCTGGTGCTGTGTCTTCGCCTTCATCTTCTGCTTTGCAGAGAGCGATAAATGCCTTGTCGAGTTTCTTTACTGCTTCATCTAGCGAAGCCTTTACATCAAATGTGCGATTAGATGACATATATGTCTCCTTGAATGTTATTAGTGATAATCACCTTTGTATTTATTGATTGAATATTATATTCACTTGAGGCGAGATTTGATCTTTGCCAAGTCAATCTCGCGCTGTAATCTTTTGCGGTTTATTTTTTTCTTCTGATCTGGAAGAATGTCACTAGCTTTATTATCGCTAGTATCAGGGTGGTTACTGTCTTCAGTGTCTGGGGCGTCATCTTCTTGTTTCTCCTTTACATTGACTAGAAGTGCCTCTTGGTTGCAGGGGATCGGCACAATGGAGAACTCAAGAAGTTCTGATTCCGTTATGGTCATTCCACCGGCATCATTGATGCTGTAGTTGAGGGGGCGGAAGCCGATGCTTACGGCGCTGATAAAGCCGTCTTTTAAGGCTCTGCGACAGAACTCTGCGTCTGGACCAACAACGGGATAATCCGCTGGGCAGAACTCAACAGTTCCCTGCCATCCATTACCGACGCGCTTCAGTTCAACGCATCGCCCGATAGGCCATTCGCCGTCGTTATGGATTTTGAGAACGCGGGGATTTCGTAGATACTCGGTAACGTCTAAGCCATCGGGATCAACGATATCGTTAGCTCTATCCAAGGCATCGTTTGTGATGACGAAAGTGAAAAGATCACTGCCGTTGTCTAATGCTTTAATCTGGAAATCGGCTGTAACTGTCTTTTCCAGAGCCGATACGTCTTGAGACTTAACGGCATCACGGAAGCTCTTAATGGATATATGTTTCCTCATGATTGGTTTTCACTTTCATCATTGTCGGTTGGTAGGGTTCCTCCCGGTGTTGTCTGCAAGCCGTCGGTCTGGCCGATCGCGCCTGTATTGAGTGGACGTAGAATCTCATCGCCTCCCTCGTATCCGGGGAGACCTTCTCTTGCGCGCCATTCGTTTGGAGATAGAAGACCGGCAACGACGGCTTTGGAGCCAGCGTCAACGCGATCCTTGTAAACAGGACTGACAGCCTGTGTGTAATCGTACTTCATGCGATATTGATCACGCTCGGAAGCGATGAAGCACTTATCCAGAAATAGCTCTTCAAACTGCGTTGTTACGGGTCCGCAAGTGTCGCTGTAGAAGGTGCGCTCTTTCTGCTCGATGGATGCAGCGGCGTCCTTGTCCTCAAGTCCCAATCTATGAGCAGGGTAGTTCGTGACGTTACAGACGTTTCGCTTTGAATCCTCACCCATTTCAGGAAGCATCAAGTCCTTGACGCTTAGGTTCATGGGAACAAGTTGAATGTCTGGTGGAAGAGCGGGACCCATGCCAACATTGGCCGTTCCTGCCATTCCCTTCATCAAGTTTTCACGGATCGTAGCAAGCTGTTCCGGCTTATATCGACCAGTCGTTGTGATGATATATTGGATAGAAGTTCCGTTGCGGAATGCACCTGCTCGCGTCTCTTGAATGGCAAGATCAATCCCGAAAACTTCCGGCGATAGATCAAGCGGCCCCTTACCGATTATGTTGTTCTCGAAGTTGGTGTGCATGAGATGAATGACATCTTCTTGCAGGAGCCTTCTTGTCTGGCCGGTTTCGGCTGCAAAGCTCGTCTTTCGGCCTTTGAACTGGTTGGTCGACGCCGTGTAGAGCCTGTCTCCGTCTTCCAGTTCCGTGACGCTCATACGGTCAGGTGTGATGGTGATCAGCTCAACGGGGCGTCCATCATTTCCTCGGATGATCGCCACATAAGCGTTTCCCCAGAGGACATAATGGATCATAAGATTGTTCATGAACTGGAACCACGAACGATCCTTGCTGTTCGGGGTTTTAAGCAAGCTGCAAAGCGGATGGTCCGTTGTGTTTGTCCATCCGCCGTTGGAATCTATCTTCTGAATGTTCGGTGGTAGTTTTGCGATTGCTGATGAATACCCCGTCACACACCCGAAAACAGTTGGTGACTTCATGACCGTGTAAGGGGTGACGACAACGCCTGAAAACGTCGATCCTGCTCCCACCATGCCGGGAGGTGGTCCCCAGTATTGAGGGGCTTCTATATATGCACCCGGCCCGAGTTTTGCTGGAGGATTATCGGAAGGGATCGGTGTTTCCACCGGGACGGCTTCGGCCTTTGTGATAGTTGGCGCGGCCCAACTACTCGTAGGTGTGGGGCTTGAATCCTCCCCTTTTATTAATCTTGAAAATATGGACACATGAATACCTCGTAAGAATACTTCTTTGAGGTATTTATTTCGTTACCATATCACTTCGGTTGAGAGCGGCTGACTGCCATCACGGATATAAGAATGAAGGGCATTACACGTTGCATGAACGCCGTCTATCTTGCGCGTAGACATCTTATTTTCTTTGGAAAGCTGTAGGTTCTCCAAGTGGTCATATGAGGCATAGACGTTCAGGCAGTTCCAACGGAAGATCGGATTGTTAAACTTGATCTTGTGTTCAAGGATGGACTCTTCAAAGAGCTTATTCGCAAGGTTTAGGTTCTTTCCCTGCGTTACAGGCCAGACTGTTAGGCCCTCGTCTTCAAGCTCTTCCATCATATTTTCAGAGCCCCATTTATCGACGTTTACCGTTTCGATTTCATATGTCTTGCTCAAGTCGATGATGTAGTCCCGCATTTCTCGATAGTCGATTGTTCGGCGGCGTTGCGTTGTTAGATATCCGTCACGGACCCAAGCAGGATAAAGCTCGTTTCCAGCACCTTCTACCGTGGCCTCTGGAAGCCAGTACTTCGGAAAGACATAGAAGGTATCATCGCGTTTGAAGACAGTAGACACGCAGGTCATATCTCGAACACTCGACATATCAACGCCGATCCAGCAGGGCTCTCCTTTGAAGTCCTCGATCTTCAAACTTGTATCCAGACCCGCATTAACGTCGCTGGATTCCAGCCACTGCGACGAACTGGATAGCCATATGTTCAGGTTAAATGTGAAGAATGATGCTCGTTCGGATTTAGAGCGTTTTGCATCCGCTGCGTTCTTCTCGAACTTCTTACGGTTAAATCCGAAGTCCCAAGAAGGATTGGCCTTGCGCCATGTGCTTTTCTCAAAGGGGTTATCGCCTTCATCAGCGGCCCATATGCAGCCGAAGAACGTTTCATCGACCAAGTTGCCTTGCAGAATATCGACGCATTTTCGGTGCATGGAATAGCCAAGCCCTTCCATTGAATCGCCTGCTGTCGTGATGATCTTGGTGAGTGTCTGGGGTCGATCTTTCAACATGCCTGTTTGAAATATGTCGTAGACCTTTCGTGTCTTGGTTGTGTGAAACTCGTCGAAAATCACCACACTTGGGTTCAATCCGTGCAGCCCATCAGCATCACTAGACACGGCGCGGAAGAACCCACGGTTGCCGATCTTGCGCCCATTTACGACGATCTCTTTGTCTAGGCGGATTTCTTCCTGCTTCGCTTCGATCCCCAGTTGAGACATGAGGGCAGGATGGTTCTGTGTATGCTGATAGGTGAAGCCGTAGAGGATGCGAGCCTGTGCTTCCGTAAGAGCACTGACATAAACCTGTGGGCCGCCTTCGCCATCGCAAGCGAGGAAGTAGATCGGCATCCCTGTGATGACTGAGGTCTTACCGTTTCCTCGTCCCATCTCGTCGTATGAGAAAGAGAAGCGTCGGTAGTCGTCTGAATCGTTAACCCATCCGAGCGTCTGGGATATCGACCATAGCTGATAGGGATACATCTCGAAGGGCTGTCCCATCTTGGTTCCTTCCAAGATGGTCAGGTAGCTCATGAGAGTTTGGTATCTTTTCCCTTTGCTCGGGTCATAGTGGTAAGGGAAGTCAGGTGTAGAAGCTCGCTCCAGATCACGGATAGAGCGTTCACACGCGAGCTTCGTATATTCACCTGTTATGATTTTCCCAGACAGGACATCCTTGACGTAGGCATACTGATCTTGCTGTTCGAGATTGCCAGCATCAATGGCGGCGAACTTTCCTCCGCACGACATTAGGTCAATCCGGGAAACTGCACGACTGTCACGGTGTCTTCGTCGGATGCGCCTTTCTTGAGGGACTTGGTGTCCATCGGCGTCATGCCAAACTTGGCATACAGACCTTTCAGGGAAGCCTGTGTGGCATGAAGGGCTGTCAGTTCAGGGTGCTGACGACGCATCTTCCCTGAGTCGTAGAACTTGCCATGTTCGTCGATATAGGCCCGATACTCTTCTTCATCGGTAATCAGGCAAACCATCTGAACCATCGCCGCTTCGTGGCGTGCCTCGTAATCAGGATGAGAAGTTAGCTGTTCAAACAACTCTTCTCTTCGAGGTTTGCCGTCAATGTTTTTTGGGAATGAGTTTTTCTTAATAGTCACGATAATAATCTCCAATGATGTGTCGGAGATATTTAGCTTTTGACTTTTTTACTTTTTCAAAATCAGGATTTTTACGGACTAGACTGGGTGTGCGCTCGTGTTTGGGTCCGCTCAACTTTTCGGAACGCGTTACCCCTTAGGTCATCAAGCCCTCAGAGCGTCGTAGAGCACGGTGTAAGGTGCGCGGGTGCAAGTAGTGCTGCGCTGGTGTGCGGGGGTCTGTACGGGCTTCTGAGGGGGAGACTTCGCCTACCTACCGCTCGCTGATGAGTACGAATCGAGTACATTCTCATTGAATGTAACAGTGGTGGCTGGTATCAGGGATGAAGCATTAGTAAAGGATAGACCCTAATGACTAACGTCTCAGAAAGAGTAATCGTTGCAGCTATAAAAAAGGTTGTCCGCCTAGAATCCGACGGCGAGTGGCGACTATCGCTCGATCTGACCGGTGAACCTGCAAACGATCTTCGTAACTTCCTTCAGGCGCACATAGAATCAGGCGAGCGTAGTGTAAGCGGTGTAGAAGGTTTTCTTTCGCAACAGATAAGTCAGATAGTTGAAACTAGGATTGCTGAAAAGAAACAAAACTTAGACGATTACGAACAATATGTAGTCGAGCGGTCGGGTCGAGGCTGCCTAGAGCAAGTCTGGCCTGTAGCGCAGGAGTTGCATAGATTTATAATCCCCTCAGCCAACTAAATCTCTATCGATCTCGGTGGTAGTGGGAAAGTTGCCATTGATGTCTTCAATCGTTGCTAGCAATCCGAAGAAAGAGAAGACGTCCTTGTTAAGGGTATGAATCGTCATACCGTTTTCTCTTTCTTTTGGGTGGGGGGCTATACGGGCTTCTGTGGCGCTCGCTGATGAGTACATTCGCGTTGAACGTAACAGCGGCGGCTGGCATTAGGAATGAACTAACATCAGAAAGGATTTAGATAATGGATACCGTATCGAACGAGGTAATATTTGGGGCTTTAAAAAAAGTTCTTCCGCCAGAAAGTGATGATTCTTGGGTTCTGAGGCCAGATTTTGAAGGGGTTGCTTCTAAAGATCTGAAAGACTTCATCAATGAAGGTATCAGATGTGCACAATATGAAACCCATCATATTAAAACTTGGCTTCGTACGGCTATCGAGGATTTGATAGATCAAAGATTTAAAGAGAAATCGGTAGGATTAGACCCTTATGAGCAGTACGTTATGAAGCGTGATGCTAAGTCAAGCCTGTCGGATATTCCTCGTTTAGTTGATCGAGTTTACAACTTTCTTTTCCTGTCAGGTCACTAAATCACTTACAAGGCCGGAGATAGTTCTCCTGTTGTCGCTGATCTTTTCAACCATTGCGGTCGTCACGTCGCTGGTGATCGCTTTGGCTGATTGGCTTGTAGAGATTGTACTCGTGATGTCGCTTGGCACGGAACTTGTTTGAGCAAAACGGCCAAGGGTCGCTGCTCCACCGAACAAGCTATCAATCCCCGAAATACTATTCGTTAAGCCCGTTGATCGGCTGATTAAGCCCGTCACACTTGCGCCTACTGTCGTGAGGGCGGAAGCAGGAGTTCCTAGTAGGCTCTTGGCCTGCATGGCTGTGTTGAAGGCCGCTCCGATTGTTCCAATGCCGCTCGCCTGGCTACCGGTTAGGACATTGGTGACTGTCTGGAAAATGCTGGTCTTCTGCTGGCTGGTCTTGCTGTGAGCGAAGAAGGATAGGCGGACTTGAACGATGCCGAGGCGTTCCTTGCTCTCACTAAATGGGCACTGGAGGATTGTTCCGTACCAACTGCCAAGGGAAGGGTGGACTAGTTCGATAAGGGCTCCGCTTGTGTCGGCCATTTCCTCCATGAGATCCGTGAGGTCTTGGTAGGCATCACCATTCATGATGGCTGTTAAAGCTCGTCCCAAGAGGCCGTTGTCGTTTACATCTAGCGAGCCTTCAATCTCGAAGATTGTAGGTCTCTGGCCTAGTGTCTCAACCATAGGAGTGAGGCCACCGGGATACTGATGGATAATGCGGTTGGCTCCGTAGCTAACTGTCTCATAACGATCCACGATGATTTTTGTGCCAGCTATCGTGCAGGTTTGAATGGTCATTTTACGGTACTCCATAGGTAGCTAAAGTTCTGCCGGGATGATCCTTTTGTGATCGTGACACTGATGTTCAGGCGTTTGCTGCTGACGAGTGTGCAGGCGATATCAATCTTGTCGCACATATTGTCGTCCAGCATGTCTTGCAGAGCTTCTCGGACGTAATCCGTTGCTCTTGCTTCGTAGTTTTCCTTGTCGGTGACGGGGAGGTGCCAAAGTTGCCAAAGGCGACTTCCGACCTTGCGCCCGTTCTCCTGATAGGCGTCGTACCAAAACCCTTCTTTGTTTTCGGTACGATCCCATGAGGTTTCCGCTCTTCTATTTGTAAAAAGGCGGAGGATCACGCATGTCTCAAGATCGTTGCTGGTGTCGATGTCCGTGACTGTCACGCCATTGATTACCGAGGTCGTGAAGGACCAATCTATCTGTTGTGTTTCTTCGTTAAAACAAAGCCTTATGTCAGCCATGCGTGATTTTCTCCTTAGTTGGTCTTCGAGTTCAGAGCCGCCTTGATCTGGTCGTCTTCTGCGCCTGCATCCTTCACGAGACTGATTATGTCGCTCCATTCATCAGCAGTCGGAGTTCTCTTCTCTGCGATGATGGAATAAACTTTCTCGATAAACTCGATGAATACAGGTGCTTCCTGAACAACAAGAGCGCCAAGGCTTGCGATTTCTGTAATCAATGAAGTGTTCATGTTATTTTCCTTCCGTTGAGGTCTTTCCGATTTTGTGATCGTCGAGATAAGTGACGAGTGCCGTTACGGCATCGTTTGCTAGAGTGTTTGCTGTGCTCGTTACGGTCGTTCCATTTGCATAAGCGGTGTCCACTGTTGCGAGGGCATCACTGGCATTTTTGTCCAAATCCAAGAGCGTATTGGCGATGTTCACATCGACCTTACCGAATGTGCCGCTTGCGTATTGAACGACAATCTTGTGAGCAACCACATAGGCAGAACTCGCCGTGTAGGCCGTTTCCTGTCTCTGCGTTGCCGAGCAAGCTGTTAGACTGATGGTGCCACCTAGCATCACTGCTGAAAGTAGAGCGCCTGTTATTACCTTTGTTTTCTTTGACATGAGGTTCCTTTCATGAGGTTGTTTCTCTGTGTATTTACTTGAAAGGAAGAAACCCCAGCCAAGAGGATGACCGGGGTTTCGACAACACACAGGATGCTACTTCTTGTAGCGTGGTATTTATGCTGGCGGACTTGTCTTTGAGCCCTTGCCGTTCTCCATGTGGGCATGAGACTGCAAGCTGATACCTGCGCCCACGACATCGCCGGACGCTGTAATCTTTCCGCTGACCTCAAGATCGCCGGTGATGGATACCTTGCTGCCATCGACCTCAATGACAGTCGTGCCGTTGATCGTGATGAATGTCTTGCTATTGGCTTCAATGTGGATGCCGTCTTGCGTGATCAGAACCTTCTGGTTTCGATGATCGTGCTGGCAGCTATCGCCTTGGCCGAGATTTGCCGGATGATAACGAGGGTCATGAGTGGCGATAACGAGCTTATTGTCATTGTGGCCTGTGCTGGAAACAGTCTGCCCGACTGCACCGGATAGGGCAGCGGACGCGAAACCATAGTTGCCGATGACCTGCACGTTATGGAGTTCGCCAGATGCGCCGTATGTCTGACACTGAGCCGTGTGGACCTTGCCGGTTGTGTTCGCATCCGTGGTGAAGAGGGTAGGCTTTGTCATATGGAGGATGCGGCTTTCCAGTACGGCAATCCTCTCCTGTAGGTTCGATATTGTTCTGTAATCCATGGCTTCTCCGTTCTGGTTACGATTTCGTATTGTAGTAGTCTGCCGAGGGATTGATGACGTTCGGCTGGATGCTGAATGCTTCACGCGGCATGAGCGTGATCTGGGTCGTTGATCCGTTTGTGAGGTCTCGAATCATCGTGTAGCCGGCGACAATCATCTTGCTATCTTTGATGCCTGTGAGGGGATCGGTCACGCTCACAAGGGTATTGATGTCCCAGAGATCGCCGCTGTCACTTTGGTAGCCTGTCATGACCAAGTTCATGACCATAGAGCGACCATAGTTCCGATTGGCCTGCCACTGGGCAATGTTCTGGGCATACTGGTGATCGGGAGAATCTAGGGAGTTAATCAGCAGGAGTTTGCGCTGTGTTCCCACAAGTTCTTGCTGTGGGTCTTTGCCAATGCCGGTAGGGATGGGGAGAGCAGGACCGCTGCTGTATTGATCATTCGGCTGAACGGCGACGACGTACTCCGAAAAGCGTCCGCTGATATCGAGGGAGAATGAGGTGTCCTCGATCATAGCAGTAGAGGTGTCGATTGTAGCAACGGGATTGCCATCTGCTACGTCTGCGATAACCAGTGCGCCACCCACGCTATCGTAGAGGATTTTGCCGTATATTCGCGCTGCTCTCTGCAAGATCGCATAAGGCGTTTCTCCTGCGTTGAGGTTCATCTGACTTAGCTGGTCTTGCTGATATGTCGAAGCCGCTGATGTGCCAGATTTCGCGTAGGTTTTAACCCCAAACGGGCTGCACAACGTCTGGGCCAAGCCGTTTAGGTCTTTGTAGGTTGCAACATATCCGGGGATCATGGCCGAGCAGTCGAAGAGGTCACGCAAGGCCGAGCGTCCCTGTATGACAACGGGGTGATCGCTCATGGAACCTGAGGTGTCCACACGTTCGAGGATGCCAGTGAACATGAGCTTCTTGGCTATGTAAAACGTCACTTTCTGATTTGCTTGGACGGCCTCTAGGAGTTCAGGAAGCCTCGCATAAGCAAGGGCGATAGTGATGGTGAAGTTGCCCGGTAGCTGCTCCATGGATCTGTTGAACTGGAATGATGTGTAGTTCAGGAGTTCGCGGTTCCCAACGTAGATATGAAACTCCATATCAGGTGGATGGAAGGCATTGCCTGTGACGGTGATGTTCTCGGTGCTCATCGGCTCAACACCTCATTCGTCAGGTCCATAAACAGCGGCCTGATAGGGGCATTTCGCATGATCAGTTCGTCATCTCGGGTGCCGTCGCCATATAGCTGCTGGGCTATCACGCAAGGCGGAAGGGATGTCTTCGTCGTGTATGTCGTGATGTCTGGAAGGCCATAACCTCGCGTCTGGATATCGAGAGAGATTTCAGCAATCGCATTGTTGAAATATTCGAAGATGTCCGTTTCGTTGGTCTGTCCCGCGTAGGTTATCTCTGCTGTGAACATGGGCAGGATCGTGTCACGGAAGTTGTAAGCATCAGTGGAAGAAGACCATGTGACGCTGGGCTCTGCACGGTAGATCGCTTCGAGGCAGGTTCGACGTGCCAGGGCGAAAACGGGATCATAAGAGGTGGCAAGAACGGACTGGGTGTTTACGTCATATCCGTACTGCGTGATGAGGTAAGTGAGCTGGGCCACATACTGTCCGGGATCGGTGTAGATGTTCCCTAGTGTCTCAACAATCTCCTGTAGGGTTGATGCTGCGCTGGTTATATCGCTCATAGTGTCTCCGGCTTGTTTTTGAAGTTTTTGGTGTTCCTTCTGTTCGCGGTCATAGCCACGTTGTCGTTCATGGATTTTTCTTGGAAGATCGCATGACGACTGTAGAGTTCGTAGTTCTCGTAATAGGTAGACTCTACCTTGTTGGCACATAGATAGAGGACTTCCCGAGATACCAGAGCCTCATTGCCTTCAATGTGCTTTAGCCATCGCTTTCCAGAGCCGTAGTAGCTCTTCCAGTTTGTGGCTTTTCCAGACGACGAGACGATCTGCTTTTTGCCAATATACCAGTACCCGTTGAACGTCATTTTATAGACGATTGCGACTTCTGTTCCCGGTGCGTAGAGGGTGTTTCCATGCTTCCAATCCATGCGAGTATTTATTGAGATTGGAATATCGGCGCTGATGTAGGAAACCCCACGGCACTTTTCCGTGGGGTCTATGAGTGAGTGCGTATCTGTTCTTCAGTTCACTGGATCAAGGCTTCTCTCTGATTTCTTGAGCCCATGCGTGACAGAACCTAATCAAGTCTGTTGCTGCATCAGTTAGAGCCGCTTGGCTCTTCTTCACGTTCAAGTCCCATATACTGTGGTCTACTCTTGAAGGCGCTTCCTGCTTTGGAAGCTCTTCTTCTTTGACGCCTATAAGGCCGAACGCCATTCTGGCTTCCTCAGGAGTAAGGTCGCCGTCTCTGATAGCGTCTGCGATTGTGTTCAATGTCTCGGGGGTCATAGCTGCAAGAGTTAGATCGTCCTGCGGTTCTGGATCGGGGAGGCTTACCGTTTTCGGTTCTTCGTTCAGTGCCTCGCTCACGATGATTGCTAGACAAGCTGGCATCGGATGCTTTTTGAGGCTTCTGTTTTTCTGGCTGTTATAGCGAAGACCTGTTGCTTCATCGGGGGTCACATAAAGGACGCCTTGCTTAAGGCGGTACTGGAGATTTCTCTTTAGGTCTTTCCAGCGCTTTTCGTATCCGCCTGTAGCAGTCTCGATTAGCAGGTTTAGATAATCTGTAAGCTCTGTATTCATATTTTTCATAACTTCTTCTCTCTCATTCTCAAATGAAGTTTCGGAGAACTGTTTTTGTTCTCTGTTTCTATTTATACTTTTGATTAAATGAGGCGCTGAAACAGCTAAATATCGGGGATTTTAACTTGGAGATATCCCATGAACTTACTTCTATCTATTTTAAGAACTCTCGCAGGCAAGCTCGCTGTGGCTCATAAGCTCACCGATAGCCAGATCATCGCTATCTGGTGTTCCGGCTATAACCCGCAGAAGATCATTTCTGCGTTGCCGAACGATGATGCGGACTTTGCAAACATTCTGGCTGTCGCTGCTATTGCGATAGACCTCCAGAATGGAACCCTGTCGGACACTGATGCCGTAGCTAAAGCGCAATACCTGGCCTCACGTCCGGTCGTTGTTGCTCCTGTTGCGACGCCGGAGCCCGCAACCCCTGAACCCGCTGCGCCTGAGCCAGAAACGACGACTGACGAAGAGCCTGCTTCCTCTGACGACAAGTCCTAATGGGAAAGTCGGTTTATGATCATCGCTGGCGCAAGGTGTCAGAGGCCATAAGACATGCGACGCCTTATTGCGAAGACTGCATGGACGAGGGCACTGTCACGACTGCTGAAGATATGCGCCTCGATGTCGATCACATCATTCCAATCGAGGTTGATCCCTCGAAAAAGTATGATGCCGATAACCTGCGCGTTCGTTGCATCCGGCATCACTCGATCAAGACCTGTTCGGAAAACAATCACTGGAATAACCGAGAACTCCGCAAGCCAAAGCAATGGTGGATGAGTGACGAATGGGACAGTGATGCCTCTTCTGAATGAATGTGGAAAAGCCCCGGCTGTTTGGCTCGGGGCTTTTTTATCGTCTGGCTTTCTCCCGTTGTTCGTGAATGGTGTTTGCACGTTCGATCCACCATTCCAGTTCGCCTAAAGGCATATGGTAAGGGGAATAGGGATCGTTTTCGTTTACGTGCTTCCAATCGAAAAAGAGGATCAGTTCTCTAATATTGCCCCTGAGAACATCAAGGGTTTCGGAGGTAACATTAGATCCCGTTAGTTTCCCAAGAAGTCGTCGATTGCTCGAATGACGTTACCGGGCATGATGCCGATATCGAGTGCCGTAAGCCCGGTTGCTTTCGTGTAGACATACATATTGGCTTCCGCGATGCCATTAGGCGTTCCGTCATTCATTCCTGATGCTACCTGCAACTCCGAATAGTTAGGCTTGCGAACAGTGACCTTGGAGTGTCCGCCAACGGCTGGCTTCAAAGTGATTTCTAGTTCCTCGTCCGTCTTGATCGTAATGCTCTTAGCCATTGGTTTCGTCTCCTGTGTTTCCTGCTTCTGCTGCTGGTGCTTCCGTTGTTGGGTAGAGCGCATCGACTGTGCTCAATACCGATGTGATTGCCACTTGGGGCTGATCTGCCACTGCTAGTAGGTGCTTCAAAACTAGGACGTTCTTCAATACGTCCTTCGGAAGCTGTCCGGCAATGTATAGGCTTACAATATCGTTCTGTGTCATGTTTTATCTCCATGTGTTTATGACACATCTATTTATTGTTCTGACATATGAAGGGAATAAGTATTCAAGAGGTGGGTTAAGTTTACCAAATAGATAAAATATTCCTACGAACATAGTGTTCAGCCTTGGCTCATCTCATGACGGAGTATTGTCATGGAGATTAGCGAAAAGGGATTATCCATTATCCAGCATTATGAAGGTCTGAGGCTCACAGCCTACAAAGACACAACCGGTATCCCAACGATCGGTTACGGCTCCACAGGCCCCGATGTTCACATGGGTATGACCATCACGAACAGTCAGGCGACCTCGTTGCTCAAAAATGACCTGGCGGTTTTCTCGCAGATGCTAAACAGCAAACTAGCAAAGCCCATTGAGCAGTGGCAGTTCGATGCCCTCATGAGTTTTCTCTATAACGTCGGTCCCGGCTCATCGAAGAAAGATGGCCTGTTTGTCCTTCGCAATGGAAAGGCTTCGACGTTGTGGTCATGCGTTCAGACAAACCGAATGTCTGCTGCTGCTACCCAGTTTGGCTTATGGAATAAAGCCGGAGGTGTCGTGTTGTCGGGTTTGTCTCACCGACGCCACACGGAAGCATGGCTGTTTTCAACCGGCAACGTGCAGTTCTTTAACTGAACGCATAGGCGGCCGTCACAACTAGCATCATCATGAACAAGCCCAAGAGCAAACTGCGTATGGCAAACAGGAGAAGTCCACCCAGATAGGCGACTTTCACTAAGGCCCAGACGTGTGCCTTGATCCATATCCATAAAAACCAAAAACGATCCATGTCATGTGTACCTCATACGATTGCGCTAGGGAGTGCTTGGTGAACGCGAGGCGGAGCGATTGTCATTCCGCCTCCGCTTTTTGCTCTTGCCTGAATGCGACCGTCAGCAACCTCGATGTTCATCTGGTGCGTAAAGGACTGTGACTGGCTTGCCGTTATCTGGGACTGGGTTGCTTTGGCTTCCGTTGTCGCCTGTTTGTTGTTGATATCAGCAAGGCGATTGTTTGAGTCCGTGAGCTTTGCCAGCATTGTATCCGAGGAAGCCGGGGAGGCTGATATGTTGCTAGCGATATCTGCACGGCCTCGCATTTCGCCCCATGTGTTTGCAGGTCTCTCGTAGAACTTGGAAACCGTTGCCGCTGCTAGGCGTGGGTCATTGTTGTTCTGCAACTTCTGGAAGACATTTCCGCCAGTCGCCGTCTTGGATTCTGCAACGTAGAACTTTTCCTGTTCTCGTCGTGCCTGATCGAGATCCGTTACGCTCTGCATGGAGTGACCAAACATCTTGGCGTATGCAGCCTGTCTGTCTTCGTGCCACTGTCCGATACCGTAAGCGTGACCACCATCACCACGAGCGAACGGGTTGAAGTTTGACTCCTTGAGCATGTTTGCCGCGTAGCCGGTTGCGTTGGCCTTGTTCAGACCTAGCCCCATAAGCTCACTGATAGCCTGCGGAGCCATCTTGTAGCCCTGACTGTTCTGGGGGATCGCTTTCGTTGTGGTTGAGCCTGCTGCTGCGTCTGTGGGTGATCCTGATGAACTTGCCTGCGCGACTTTCTCGGCTGTCAGGTTCTTATTGAAGTCATCGACAAGGGGTTTTGCAACGAACCCGATAGCCTTTCCTACTTTCGTTCCGGCGATCCAGTTAAGTGCGCCTTTAATCTTATCGAAGATCGGGCTGATGTATGACCATCCGGCATCGAACACGGCTTTAACGCCGTCCCACATTCCCGAGAACGTAGTCGAGACAAGATCGGTTAGCGGCTGTATGGCCTTTATCGCACCACCGAAAATGTCCTTAACAGTGTCCCATGTGGCTTTGAAGTAGGGACCAACTGTGTCCCAGTGCTGATAAAGCTCGTATGCCGCAACACCCAGAGCCGCAACCACACCGACTGCAATAGCAACAGGTGCCGCGATAGCTGCAATGGCTGTCCCAAGAGCACCGAACAACTCCGTAAGGGAGCCAAGTTCAGCGAGTTTCATAGCCACGGAGCCGAAGCGCATGAGGCTCGTAGTTGCTCTAACTGCCCAACTAGCAACCTTGAAGCCTACAAGGATCTCCACAATGCCTTTCAGGCCACCGAGACTATTCACAACCCCCATGGCGCCCTGAGCCATACCGGCCCAGTTAATACTGCCAACCCACTTCGCCAGACCCGCAATGCCGCTGCTGATCTGGTCGATAAGCTGATTGGCCTGCGGAGACGTTGCAAGCCAGTTCGAGAACTGATCAAGCATCGGAGTGAGGGCAGGGGTTAGTTTGCTGGCTATCGAGTTACCGAAGCCCTGGACTGCTAATCCGACACTTTGGAACGACTGCCGGAGTTGCGCTCCTGCGGCAGTGTTCTGCTCGTTGGTTCGCAAGAGCTTCTGCGCTCTTGCGTTCATATCATCGTAATACTGGCTTACTGATTTATGAGCGTTCTTCGCCTGTTCGATCAGTCCCATGAGAGCCGGATCAACACCTGCTGCACCCAGACGAGAGCGAGCCGTGGCGGCTGACATACCAGCGTTCATATCATTGCTGGTCTTCTGAAGAGCCGTCTTCGTCCACTGATCCGAAGACATGCGATTGCTCAGGCCCATGGAGTGGATTGCGGCCTGTTCATCGCCCGAGGCCGTGCCGTTTTTATATCGACGCTGCACGTCCTGAACGTGTTCCGTTGTGGCAACAAAACTGTTGCCCAGCCCTGTTAGCGATCCTGCTCCTTGCAGCCCTCGCAGAGCAGTCGAAGCTACGCCGAGTTTTCCGCTTAGGTTTTCCACCTGTTGCGACATATCGGAGAAGCCTTTGATCATGTCGGCTATGCCCGCGAGTGATCCCAGACCTACAAGTCCGCCAACTATCTTACTTGCTGTTGCCACCTTACCTGTGAGGTTGGAAACGTTCTTCGTTATGTCTTTGATACCGGCTATCTTGCCGAACTGCTTCAACTGATTGTTGAGAGCAATGCCGGGAGCCTGTGTGGCTTTAAGCTGGTTATTAAATCCCTTTAGAGCGTTTGTTGCGCCTTTTAGATCGAAGCCAAATGATAACTGATACGATCCCGTACTCGCCATAATCTAATCCTTAACTGCATTTATTCGTATCCGTATTTAGAGAAAAAGAACCCCCGTCCTTTCGGTACGGGGGTTTGTTAAAGATGTCCGTCGATGAGTGTTCCCGATTAGCTTTCGATGATCGACAAGCAGGAAATCTCTAGCTCACTGGTGTTTTCCTTTGGGGATACCTTGATGGAATCACCGAAGAGGCAGCCTGTCGCTGTTACGAGAACACCGAAACGAGTTGTGAAGGTCACAACGGCATCGGCGAGCCCTGCAAACATGCTCGGCTTATAGCCAGCAGGCCAACGAACGGTAACGCTAATGCTACCCGGCGTTGGTTCATACGAGGTCGTATA